GCTGGAAGGGCTTATCTGCGGTATATTTATATTTGTCCATACAGAAGAAAATCTGTCGTGCGGAAGGCTTTAGGCAATCGCGCACATCGACCAGCGCACGAGACTGTAGAACAGCACCTGCATACTGCGTCATTGACTGTTCAATAATTGGTTTTAATTCAGCCATTTCCTCTCTCCTTTAACGAAATTTCTTACATCCTTCACATTTTGGGTCAACTACTTTACCATAATATTGACACCAGTTTAACTTTTCATGCGAATAGCTCTTTTTAATAATTGTAAAAGATAAACACTTTTTACATATTTTTTCTTTTGGTTTCTTGTATTTAGCTTTTACAATATGAACATCATGAGTATTTGGTAAAAAATTTTTCATTTTCTCGCTCACTTTCTTTATTATATTAGAAATTGAGAGGAAAATCAAATTTCCTCTCGTTCCAATCTATCAGCTAACTCTCGAAGCATACTAGCCATGGCACGGTTCTTCACTTTTTGACAAGCCAATTGTTCTTCGAGTTGATTAGCGTGACAATGTATTGTTTCGATTTCATAGCGTAATTTATCGAACTCTTCATCTATGGCCACAGCCATATCAAGAATTTTGCTCATTTTGTTTTTCCTCAATTAGTTTTTTAAAATAACGATACCAGTAACAACTTTCATCTGGCAACATTACCCGACAAGCGGCAGTTTTACAATTACAAAAACTGAATAAAGGACACTTTGGGTCATGATTAGAAAATGTTGCCCATAATTCTCCATCTATATAAATACTACCACTTAGAACTTTATTGTTGATAATCATTCACGAATCTCCGTAAAATCAACATTCTTCATAATAAAATCTCTACGAGGCGCCACATCTTCACCCATCAGAGAGTACAATAGACTCATAGCTTCTTCGGTATATTCCATTACATCCATACGCTGGTGTTCAGGATTAAACATAGACTCACGTGCCTGTTCGGGTTCAAGAGAGCCAAGACCTTTGTTTCTCTGCACTTCGCCTTTAATTTTATGGCGATTTTGTTCGAGTTCTTCATCGGTAAAGAAGTAATATTCTTTCTTTCCGTCATGAACAATGTGGAGAGGAGAACGTAGCCAACATAGCCTACCTTCACGAATAAACTGAGGAGCGATGTGCGCCAATGCAGCCATAATCAATAAACCAATATGATAACCATCAGAGTCAGCGTCAGTGCAGATAGCTAACTTGCCATAACGCAATTTCTTCGCATCATATTTACCAGGAATAATGTTCATGGCGCTTAGAAGTAGTTTAATCTCTTCATTCTCATAAACTTTTTCATCGGGGTTGGATAGAGCATTAATGATTTTACCACGAATTGCCATGATACCATAGCGAGTATAATCACGACCCTGTGCTAGACCACCCATAGCAGAATCACCCTCAGCAATAAGAAGAATAGAATTCTCGCCAAGGAATTCTGCATCCTTCAGTTTATCAGACGCAAATACCTTTTTCTTTTGGTTTTTTTCAACATCCTTAACAGCTTCAAGTACCTGCTTACGGGCGCGTTCTGCTGCTGCCTCGGCTTTCAGCTCTTTGGTCAATAGCTCAAGAATCTTCTGGAATTCATCACCATGACGATATTCAAATTCTTCCAGCATCTGAGTGGTAGCGCGCTGGCAAAGTCCTCTTAGTTCGGGATTATTAACCTTAGTCTTGGTCTGGTTTGCGAAAGAAGGATTGGGGACTTTACAGCTTACAGCATAGAATAAACCTTTACGTAAAACATCGGGACTTCCATCACCTTTTAGCTTCTTTTTAAAGAAGTTGGTTAGTGCGGTTTTGATACCTGTTAAGCTGGTGCCGCCCTCAGAATTTTCTAGACCATTGGTAAAAACGTGCCAAGTTTCAGAACGACTGTTGGTCCATTCCATAACGATTTCGGCTTCAATGCCATTCTCAGATAATATAATATGTAAAGGGGTTTTATGAAGAGCTTTATCGGCATTTTCTTTCATAAAGTCTAACATACCATTTTTAGATAGGTAAGTTACACTTTCGCCAGTAGTATGGTCTTTTAAGATAAAACTAATACCCTTGGATAAGTAAGACCAATCACGGCACATTTTCTTTACATCCTCAAAGTTAATCTTAATAGGTTCAAGATTATAAACTTCGGGAGAGGGAATAAACTCAACAACAGTGCCAGTAATGTTACCACTCAACTGTTTACCTTCTTCATAATCTTCTATAATACCTTTGCGCAATTCCATTTTGGCAAACTTGCCATCACGATAACTAACAACCTTAAAATAATCAGAAGATAAAGCTACGCCTTTCGCGCCAATACCATTCATACCAGCGACATTCTGAAATACTTTATCGTTAAATTTTGCACCAGAGTGCGCCATAGTGTAAATAGCTTCGAGAGCTTCGGTGCCATCTTCACGCTTACCGAAGGGGCAACCACGACCTTCATCCATAATACGCACACAGTTGTTTTTAAATAACTCTACGGTGATTTTCTTACCAAAACCCATTGTTGCTTCATCAATGGAGTTGGTAATAATTTCTCTTAGGCATTGGAGAACGCCCATGTTATCGGCGCTACCCATATACATAGCCACTCTGGTACGAATGGCATCTCTAAAAGAAAGCGTTTCAATTGATTGAGCATTATATTCTACCATTTCTTTTCTCCTTTATATCTCATCCCAACTTGATGCGTGCTCAACCCCGGGTCCATCCGGGAAGTTTGGCTGCTCAACAGGAACAATTTCAAAACTTTTACCTCTATATCTAACAGAATCAGTTCCTCTGGAATAATCAGACAGATACCAAGGTGCGCGATTTCCATTGATGTCGCGCCGCATATTTATGATGTCATCTTCAATATCATCAAAATAAGGCATAGCTTCATCGAATCTCGTAGCTTCATTTATTGCCGCTCGCGCAGCCCGCAGAAACATTTGTCTTGGACTTATGCGGCTGTATAATTCAGTAAGCTCTTTACCAGTTGGCAATAAATACATACGGAAACTCCTTTCATTTTCTTTTATTATAACACAAAATTTGAGGATTGTCAAATTAGACAATCCTCATTTCGCTTCTTTTTTCTTTTCTATATAATCTAACAGTCTCAAGGTCAACTTTACAAGTAAACCATTTTGTTACTTCATCTGACTTTTCATTGCAGGATTGAACCTTTAAAGTATTAATATGAAAATAATCCATGTGCATTAAGAAGTCAAAAACTTCATGTTCGGTAAAATCTGCTACTCCACCATTCATCATCTGGTCGTAGCGCTTGCGAAAATTAGCAGTCATTTAACCACCCCAATATTCAGTCTTAGGTTTACGGCTATTGGTTTTATACGCCCAAACCAATAGTTTTCTTGCACGGGTTGCCGCAACGTAATTAACACATTTTTCTTCAATGTCTCTGTAGCGGGCGCCAATAACAACAACATTATCTGCTTCAAGTCCTTTTGCTGTGTGAATAGTTAAAACTTTAACAGTATTTTCACGCATTTTTTCTTTTAATCCCTTATTATCAAGCTGTGCACGCTTGAAGGTATCGGCAGGAATTTTATGACGATTTAATACTTGCATGATTGCATCTAACTCAGCATTAGTTCGAGTTAAAATAAACCAATCCTTGTAATCACAATCACCACGATTAACATAGCGTTCAATTGTAGTTACAATACCTTCACCAGAATAAGGAACATCAACAACTCTACCATGGAATTTGCTCATGGGAGTGGAATAATCTTCATAATCCTTACCTAGCGTGCGAATACCATTTTTAGCATACTGCAAAATTTCTGGAGCATTACGATAATTCTCGGTTAGTTCATAAGTAGTAACTTCAGGGCTTTCCATTAGATTTAGAATATATTCTGGGGTCGCGCCATTAAATCTATAAATAGACTGACGATGATCACCCATCAGCATATAATTATCAGGAGCAATCATGTCTAATAGAAACTCAAACTGACGAGGATTAGAATCTTGTGCCTCATCCACAATCAAATGAGTTACATGCTGAACACATTCAGGATTCTTTTTGATGAGCTTAAATAAGTCATCAAATTTTTCGTCATTCAAGACCTTAGAGGTATCAACGCCTCCAATTCTCAGATAAGTGTTTGCAAGAGAATGAATAGTACCAATAAACACGCCCTTGGGATTACCTAATCTTTCAGAAATCTCTTCAGCCGCTGCATTTGTAAAAGTGATAGTAGCAATCTCTTCTCCAGGGATGCCCTGTTTCAGAAGCCATCTTACTCGTTCTGTAATACATCTTGTTTTACCTGCAGCAGCCGTAGCAACAACAACAATTCTAGGTTCGGTTGCTTCAACGATTGCGCGTTGCTGTTCAGTTAATTCAACCATTTCGTTCATTTAATCCAGTCTCCTTAGTTTTATAAAAGTCTATATAAAATTTTTCTCGTTCACTTAATTTGTCTTTTGGAACAACTTCTAATAATTCAAAAGTAAAATTTTCGATACCATATTGTTGCATTTTTCTATGTAGTAAAGAAGAAGCAATAGTACCGCAATTAAATGCGGTTTTGCAGTGCTGTTGCCATCTATTTTTTATATCAGTTGATTTACCAATATAAATCTCTTTTGTTTCTTGACAAGTAATTTTATAGATACCTGAACAAGTGGAGTTCTATAAAACTCTTTTTATCATCTCAAGAACTGGTTTAGCTACATAAGTATCATAAATTATTTTATCAAGAATTTCTGGTTTTTTCAACTTTTGTCTTACTATCTGTAATTCAGTTATATCAGTGATGGCTTCATCAGATAAACAAACTCGATAGAAGTCTGCTTTTTCTTCTAATTCGCGCCGTCTAAGTATTTCTTGACTTATAGCATCCTGTTTTAATCGGAAAGATTCAATCTGAGCAGAGAGTGCATCAATCTCATTCTATTTAGCTTTTCTTATACATTCAAATTCTGCTTCAGCTTGTTCACGCTCTTCTTCCAATTGATTTAGAGCCTCATTGGTTTTGATTTCTTTTATGACTTCAACATGATGGTTTATATATTCCATTTGTTGTTTTTCATAATCTTCTAGCTGTTTAAAGAGTAGTTCTTTTTGATGCTCACCTTGTCTTAGGCAGTCTTCCAATATTTTAACATTTTTTTCTTGAGATTCAATTACATATTCAAGACCATCTCGATAAGCGATACGCTCGGAAATTTCTTTTTCAACTTCATCTTTCTTCTTTTCTAAATACTATTCCCATATCTTTTTACTATGTTTCCAATAATATAATATAGTAAGTACATAAATTAAAAGAATAATTGCTAATAAAATCTACATTTAAATTATACGTCTCCTATTTTATTATATAAATATTATATTATAAAAAAGAATAAAAATCAAATTTTTTAATTATTTTATACGAATCGCTACTTTCATGCAGAGGTGATTGAATGGAAAAAAGAATTTGGGATTTCCTAAAAGCCGAAGGATTTAACGATTTTGGTGTTGCTGGTTTAATGGGCAATTTGCTTGCTGAATCAGGATTGCGGCCAAATAATATGGAAGACCAATATCAGTCCAAGCTCGGATATAATGATGAGTCATATACTCGCGCAGTTGACAATGGTACCTATACAAATTTCGCAAAAGACGCAGTTGGTTATGGTTTGGCACAATGGACTTATTGGACTCGTAAACAAAATCTTCTAAATTTTGCACGACAAAATAATAAATCAATTGGTGATTTAGATATGCAACTTTGTTTTCTTGTTAAAGAATTAAAAGAATCTTACACCAATTCAGTTTACAATGTTCTTAAAAGAGCCACTTCTGTATTAGAAGCATCAAATGCGGTACTTTTAAATTTTGAAAGACCAGCCAATATGGGCGCATCAACCCAAGCAACTCGCGCCAGATATAGCCAAACTTATTATGACAGATATGCACTTGGTGCTTCGAGTAATAAATCGGAGGTAAAAGGAATGATTGAATTTAAAAAAGGACGTTCTGATAAAATTGCTAAGAACTTCCAGTATAAAGAGTTTGATTGCCATGGTAGTGGATGTTGTTCTACTACTATCATTGATGAGAAATTAGTTGAATACGTTCAGCAAATCAGAGACCACTTTGGCAAACCAGTAACCATCACTTCTCCTTATAGATGTGAAGTTCACAACAGAAGAGTTGGCGGCGCCACAAAGTCTTATCATATGCAGGGTAGAGCAGCTGATATTGTTGTCCAAGGTGTTTCTTCTAGAGAAGTCGCTAAGTATGCTGAATCAATTGGCATTTTGGGCATCGGTTTATACGAAACTTCAAAAGACGGTTATTTCACTCATATTGACACTAGAACTACAAAATCTTTCTGGTATGGCCAGAGTGAACAACCACGCACCACTTTTGGTGGCACCCCTGTAACTCCTACACCTAGCACTCCTACAACACCTACCCCAACTCCACAGCCCACAAAACCAAGCACTTACCACAAATCATCTAGTAAATATATTGTAAAGTTATTATATTTACAGAAAGGTGATAGAGGTAGAGATGTTCAAATTCTGCAAGAGCTATTGAAAATTCGCGGTTATAAAATTGAAACCAGTGGCGAGTTCGATACTCTTACTTACAATGCTGTAGTTGATTTCCAAAAGAAAACTAAGATTGACGCAGACGGCATTGTTGGTTCTCAAACTATGGAAAAGCTTCTAACTGTATAAGAAAACTCCCGTAGGTTTTCCTACGGGAGCATTTTTATTCTTCGTCATCATCATAAGGATCATCATCATAGATAACACGCCATTTATCCATTCTATTATAGCGTTTATCTATGTAGCTATTTCCTTTTAGAGCTTTATAGTCAATATAGTATTGATTTAGTGCCTCGCGCTCATACTCAGTTAATGTACGATTGTATTTATTTTTGTGGTAGATTGCCATAATTTTTTCACGTAGAACGTCTTTTGCACTAACAACTAAAGCGTCAATAATATCAGAATTAGCCTATATATCATTTCCAACTTCTTTGATTACTTCAGCCTTAATTTCATTCAGATAGTTCTATCTATCACTTTTGTACTTATCTCGAGTTTCTAAATCATGATTATATAAAATCGCTGGCAGCTTTTCTTCAAGCTTTTCATCTAATACGGCGCCAATTCTTTCCCTTTCTTTATTGATTGCGTGCTACTTAATTTTAGAAGTAGGTTTGGCAAAAAATTCATAAATTTTATAAATCGCACCAACTAAAGCTCCGCCAAGGATAATATAGTCAACTATTTCTCCGATGGTTAAACCAAAAAACATTTCACAGCACCTCCAATGTTTATAAGTCGTATTATACGGCATTCACTGCATTAAATTAGTGCGGAGTGCATAAATGGTCATTATGCCAACGGTTTTTAACCAAAAATTTATCAATAAAAATATCAGAAGAGGATTTTATATTTTTGATTTCCCAATATGGTATTCTGTAAAGAGGAATCTAATTTGCCAAACAATAAGAATTTTTTCGCCTATCGTGTTCCTATCCTTTTAAAAAGGCTTGGCGTCCATAGACTGGTTTGAAATGCTATTCACCATCAACTTCGATTATAGCTGGCGCGCCATGTAAATCAAAAATATAAAAATCAAAACGAAATAGACCATGTTTTAAATCTGAGAAAGTTTTTTCTCTATAAAATTTAATTCTATCTTTTTTCAAAACAGAAATAATACTATCTTCATATTTGCTCATTTTATCACCACAAAAAAGTAGAACCTTATTTCAATCTCTCTACTTTTATTTAGCGTAATGGCAGGAGGGAATAAAATGACAATAGAAAGAATTGTACGTTATGTTCTGCATACGCCTCATAATACTAATAAAGCAATTCTAATTGCAATGTTGGAAGAATTAATTCGTACCAATAGCAGTTGTGATCATCCAGATTGTCCTAACAATCCAGATAATCAAAAAGTAATTGCTTACGACGGCGGCAACGAGTCTTTCTCTGGCGGAGATATAGACTATGACGGCGTTGTTGATGTTTTTTATGATGGTGGTATGGAAACATAAAGAGAGGTAGGAATGAAATTATGGATTGAAAAAGAACTTTTTCAATGGGAAACAGAGAGATATGTGAATGTTTCTTTGAGTGATTCAGATTCTCAAATTACTTTTATTCAATTTTATAACAATGAAAATGATAAAGGGCCTGAAATTCCATTGGAAGATAACAAAGCCAAAATTCCAGACTATCTTTTACAAGAAAGCCTTCCCATTATGGCAGTTGCTTGCACGGGCTCTAAGGGAAGTACTTGGGTCGTAGGTCGTAGATAGTTTAAAATTATCAAGCGAGCAAGACCAGAAACTAATTTTGAGGACGTCAAGCACGTTATATATGATGGAGGTGAAGAAGTCTAATGGCTGAAGTAGTTAAGATTACTTATTAGCTACGTAGAGGTGCGAGCGCAACCTGGTTAAAAAATAACCCTCTACTAGCTGCAGGCGAACCAGGCTATGAGTTAGACACTCACAAGGTAAAAATCGGTGACGGTTCTAGTAATTGGAAGGACCTACCTTACATTGGAGAGCATAATATTATTAGTTATGCTTCACACAATGACTTCCCTTCAGTTGGTAATGTAAATTATCTGTACAAGGCTAACGATGAGGATCTACTTTATTGTTGGGATGACGCAGAAGCGGTTTATGTTATCATAGGACCAGCTGACGCTAATAACGAAACCATTGATTATATTGATGGCGGCAATGCTTTTGGCCCATATTAATGGAGGTGTCTGCAAGTGGCTCTGATTACCAGAATTACTTTGCGTAATGACTCTACAGCTAATTGGCAAATTAATAGTTCAGCAGTTCTATTAAAAGGTGAAGTTGGAGTTGAATTTCCAGATATTGGCGCACCAAAACTGAAGGTTGGTGATGGAGTTTCCACTTGGGAGAATTTACCTTATGTTGGAGCGATGTCTGATTCATCTATAACATCTGTAGATGAAAATGCTTTTACAATTAATGAAAGCAATATTTTAACTTTGCTTGGTTTCTAGGAAGCTGAAGTTGGTATGACTCCAATAAAAGATTCTAATGGACAGCTAACTTGGAGTAAACTTTAGGCAGCAGAACTAGATTCAAAAATTGAGTCATTGGCAGAAATTGTAAATCAAAAAGTTGATATGGTTTACAGCGAAGTTGATGGAGAAAAAATTCCTTGGACTTTAATGAGTCCAGAGGAGAAAAACAAGCTAGCTAATATGGACCCAGCAGCTCAAGAAAACGTTATTGAGCAAATCTGTTTAGCTAATAGTGGTAAATGTTTGCCTGTTATTAATAAAACAGTTCAATTACCACTAGCAACCGGTAGTATTCCCGGTTTAGTAAAACTCTCTAAGGAAATTAGTTTTAATGAAGAGCAAGCTTTAATTATTAGAGAGGTAAATGTTAATAAACTAGTGCAAACCCCAGGTGAAGAAATTCATTTAACTTGTGGTAATTCTAGTCTATAATTTTTTATGTGAGGTAAAGATATAATGGCTTATACAAAATCTAATGAGCTACAGACTCGTATTATGCTAAAGTATGACAGTTATGCAAACTGGACTGCTAATAACCCCGTTCTGTTGGCTGGTGAAGTTGCTATTGCTACTATTCCTTCTGGCACTTCTGTTCCTACTAAGGATTCTAGAGAAATGCAGGATCTGCCTAATGTTGTTATGAAGGTTGGCGATGGCTCTGCGCATTACAATGATTTAAAGTTCGTGAGCGCTCTAGCTGCTGACGTTTATGACTGGGCTAAGGCAACACAGAAGCCTTCTTATGATGCTAACGAAATCCTGAACTTGAAGGAATTTGTTGAAGATATTTCCGATATTGATACTAACACTCAGTATACTATCGTTGAAGTAGAGAATTCTGAGGGCTTTAAGTTCGAACTGAAGTATAAGGATTTGGCTGATAGTGAGTTCAAGTCTTTCAATACTCCTGTTTATATTGACCTAACCCATGCAAACGCTCGTCTAAAGGTTGCTGAACAAAAGCTGGAAGAGCTGGCTGGTGAAGGTGAAGGCTCCATTGCTGATATGATTACTGACGCAATTGCTGGCTTGGATGCTGAAATCAATCAGACTGCTGGCGCTGATGGTTTGGCTCTACATATCAAAGAAGTTGATGGTGTTATCACTGAGCTATCTGGCTCTATTGCACCTGAGACCTATGATGCTTATGGCTCTGCTGCTCAGGCTCTGGTTGATGCTAATGCTCATAGCGATGCTAACTTGGCTGCTGCTAAGGAGCATAGCGATAACAACTTGGAAGCTGCTAACAAGCACACTGACGATGCTATTGCCGCTCTAGACTACAACGGCTATGTTACAGGTGAAGCTGAGGGTCAGATTGTATCCTTTGTTGGTACCATTTCCGAGCAGGATGGTGTTATCTCTGCTGAGAAGCGCGACCTAGTCTTCGAATCTGCTTATAATGCAACCTCCAACAAGGCTGCTACCATGAAGGATGTTACCGATGCGGTTGCTGACCTAAATGGCGCTATGCACTTTGCAGGTGTTTCTACTACTGACCCTGTAAATGATAAGGTTACTATTGATAACAAGCCTGATTATGTTGCTGAATCTGGTGATGTAGTTATCTACAACACTATTGAATATGTATATGATGGCACTAAGTGGGTTCAGTTGGGTGATGAAACTCTAGCTGGCAAACTGATTGCTGCTCTAGATGTTCCTGACATCGCTGTTGGCGCAGATAGCACTCTAAGTGTTATCGGTGAAACCGATGGTGTTATTCATGTTACTCCTGTAAAGATTCAGATTGCACAGAGCCAGGTTACTGGTTTGGAAGATCGCATTGGCGCCATTGAAGACGCTCTTGGCGAAGAAGGCGATCTGCCCAAGCAGGTTAAGGCTAACACCGAAGCTATCGCTGTTATCAATGGTGAAGATGCTGGCAAGTCTATGCGCGAAGTTGGTGCAGAAGAAGCTGCTAAGGCTGTGGCTGCTCTTGACCAAGACGATGCTGCTGTAGAAGGCCAGTACGTTGCTAGCGTAAAGCAGGTTGATGGTAAGATCGAGGTTACTCGTGCTGATCTGCCCGTAATTCCTGACCTAGAGCTTGAAGAAGGCACTGTTGCAGCTCCTTCTGATCGTGAAGTAACTGTTATTGCTGACATTGATGTTGCTGGTCACAAGATTACTGACAAGCGTGTTAATGTTGCTACTATGGCCGGCGTGGCTGCTGCTCTTGCCGACCTGGACAACGACAAGGACGTTTCCTCTGTTAAGCACGTTATGACTGGTGTAACCCAGGTTGACGGCGCTATCACTTCTATTGATGAAGTACAGTTGGCTGATGTTGCCTTCAGTGGCGATATCAAGGACCTGAAGGAAACTGCTAATACCTACGTGGTATTTAACTGCGGTAGCTCTTCTGTAAACGTTTAATATTGATTTAAAGGCCCGCCCTAAAGTTGGGCGGGCTTTTTCAATAAAGGAGGCTTAAAATGAGTAACGGTTTAAATGCCAATATTAAATTAAGACGTGCTCTTGCCTCAGAATGGGAAAGTGTAAATCCAATTCTGCTATCTGGTGAACCTGGTGTTGAGTTAGATAGTTTTAAGCTGAAGATTGGTAATGGAATCTTGAGCTGGAATGATTTACCTTACATTGCTGGCGGCGTAGGTACCACCTTAATTTATAATGCAATCGAGGTTGTTGACGAATTACCCGAAGTTGGTAGTGAACAATCTTTTTACAAACTCTCCTCTGACCAGAAAATTTATTATTGGAATAGTGTAGATGGCGCCTTTACCTGTCTGAACGTTGAAATCCCTGAGATTCCAGAAGTTCCAGGAGATGGCTCTGTTGACAATGATACCAATAATATGATGGTTGTTGAAGAGTTGCCTAACGTTGGCGAAGATTTGTATTTATACAAAGTCGCCTCTACTCAGAAGCTATACTACTGGGATAGTATTAACAATTCTTTTATTTGTTTGAATGTCGAGATTCCAGAATATCCTGAAATTCCTGAAATTCCAGATTTTGTTGATACTAATAATGTAGTATTAGTTGATGAGTTACCCGAAGTAGGTGAAGACATTTACTTCTATAAGGTAAATGCAACTCAAAAAATGTATTATTGGGATAGTGTAAATTCTGTATTTGTAGATCTGGTACCTGAGATTGAAATTCCAGAATATCCAGAAATTCCAGAGTTTGTTGACACTAATACCGATAATATTGTAATCTGTGATGAGTTGCCTGAGGTTGGTGTAGAAAACTTCTTGTATAAGTTGCCTGACCAGACCTTCCACTTCTGGAACACTTTAACCGGTGCTTTCGCGCCATTAATGCCAGAAGTAGTTACTCCCGAAAATCCCGAAAACCCAGATGAACCTGTTGTTCCTCCTACCGTAGAGGTAAAGGGCGGCATTGAGGTTGTCGATACCGTTGATGATTTACCTGTAATTGGTGAATCTGATATGCTATATAAAGTTTTAGCTGATGAAAAAGTTTATACTTGGAACATTTCTACTGGTACTTATACTGCCATTGAAAGCGTTACCGAAGCTAAGACTAGTGTGGTTGTTGTAGAGAATTTTGGCGACCTTCCCGAAGAAGGTGAAAACGATATTCTTTATAAAATTAATTCTACACAACTTTTATATATGTGGAATGACGTCAAGAATGTTTATGAACAATTAGGTCAAGGTAACGTTTCCGCTGAAGATGGCTTTGTGATTACTTTACAGAACACTCTTGATTCTCGTATCTTTGCAGTACGCGAAGGCGACATCGTTGAATTAAAGTTTAGATATTCTTCTGTTGATGCAGAAGGCTTGACTGATGGTCCTGGTATCGGTACTTTGATTGTTAATGATGTTAAGAAGGCCACCATTGCTATCCCACAAGGCGTGAACACTCTTGAAATCAGCAAACATCTGGTTCTTGGTGAAAACAATGTTCAATTGATTGTAGAAAACTCTGAGAACAAAACCAAGCCTTTGAACTATCAGATTGAGATTGTTAACTTGCAGTTGACTACTAACTTCAAGGCTATGGATATTTACAGCAGTGATGTTGATTTTGCTTTTGTTATCGTTGGTTCTGGTGAAAAGACCATTCACTATTTAATGGATGGAGAGGAAATTGATTCTGAAGTTTTAACTAATACTAACAAGTTGGCACATACCTACAAGATTCCTATGCAAGAAGCTGGTGATCATATCTTCCAGGTTTATGCAGATATGGAAGTCAATAATATGTATATCCCAAGTAATACATTAACTATTGGTATGATGTTTGTCAATGACCAGATGGTTAATACTTTCATTCTATCTGATTTCACTCAGAAAGAATCTGCGCAAGGCGACGTTATTAACATTCCTTATCTAGTTTACAATCCTTTAAATGAAACTTCTGAAGTTACTTTAAGGATTTATGACGAAAATGACGAAGTTTATTTCGAGAAAACTCTTTACGTCGATCAGTCTGTAAAGAACTGGATTCAACAGGATTATCCTGCAGGCGAAATCGTTTTTGAAATCACTGCCAAATCTGATTCTGGTGAAAATGCTGTGAAGAAATTCCCCATGACTATTGAGAAGTCTACTTTCGATTTAGTCCCAGTCGCTTCCAACTTGTTACTTGAGTTTGATGCGCGCGGTCGTAGTAATGATGAAGCTAATCCCGAATACTGGGCATATGGTGACATCGAAGCAGAATTCGAGCGTTTTGCTTGGTCTGTAGCTGACGGTTGGGTTGAGTCTGATTCTGGTGAGACTGTTTTGAGATTCTTGCCTAAGAACAAGATGACCATTCCTTTCCAGCCCTTTGCAACTGACAAACGTACCACTGGCTATACCATTGAAATTGAAATGGGTACTCACAACGTTAAGGACTATGATGCAACAGTTATTAGCTGTATGCATGAGGGTCGTGGTTTTGTGGTTAAGGCGCAGTCTATGGTATTTAAGTCTGAGCAGTCTGAAGAAATCATTACCATGTTTAAAGATGATGAAAGAGTTAGAATCACTATTACTATTGAACCTCAAACTCTGAATAGATTCATTAAACTATATGTAAATGGTATTCTTTGTGGCGTTGACCAGTATAAAGAGAATGATAACTTTAAGCAGGCTGAACCTCAGAATATTACTTTCGGTTCTGATGATTGTGGTTTAGATCTGTATAAGCTTCGTTTCTATGGAAGAAATTTGAGCGATGATGAACAGTTAAACAACTTTATTTGTGACCGTTCTACTATTGCTGAACGTATTGCTGTTAAGGAACGTAACGATATTTACGATATTTCTGGTAATTTAACCATTGGTTCTTTACCTCCTTCTATTCCTTATTTAGTTATGCAGTGTGAAGAACTGCCTCAATATAAGGGTGATAAGAAGAAAAAGAAATCTGTCTACTTTGTTGATAGATTACATCCAGAACGTAATTTTACCGCAACTGATTGTCAGTTTGACGTTCAGGGTACCTCTTCCGCTGGTTATCCTATCAAGAACTTTAAAGTTAAGTTCGGTAGTGGTATTGATTATGCAGATGGCACTCATGCTGATGGCTTCCCAATTAGAGAAGGCGATTTGATTTCTAAGTGTCTATGTTTGAAGGCTGACTATGCTTCTTCTGAGCAGGCAAACAACGTTATGTTGGTTGACTACTATGATGAACTTGTTAGAGATTACTTCTTGACTCCTGCGCAGGAAGAAGATCCAAGAGTTCGTACTGGTATTGCTGGTCGCCCAATAGTTGTATTCTGGGAAAACACTGCTACCGGTGAAATTAAATTCAACGGTCAGTATAACATGAACAATGATAAGAGCAATGAAAATGTCTTTGGTTTTGACCGCGATAAGTGGCCTAATACTGAATGTTGGGAATTCTCCAATAATACTTCTGATAGAACCTTGTTCAAAAAGTCTGAATGGACTGAAGAGGTATATGATAAAGAAGAAGATGCTATGGTTCCTGCTTGGATGTCCGACTTCGAGGCTCGTTTCCCCGATTTGGATGATCCTTACAGAGATTACACACAGTTTAAGCGCTTCTGTGATTTCATTGTTTCCACCAATAGAGAATTGGCTACTAACTTAATGTTAGAAGCTCCCGTAACTTATGATGGTGTAGAACATTATAGAGATACTCCAGAATATCGCTTAGCCAAGTTTAAGAATGAATTCCATAACTATGGTTTTGTTGATACTTTCGTTTTCTATTATATCTTTACCGAAACCTTCCACTTAATGGACTCTCGTGCAAAGAATATGTTCTTAACCACCTTTGATGGCGAACACTGGTTCCCAATTCCTTATGACTTCGATACTGCTATTGGTATCAATAACGAAGGTGACCTGGTCTTCGAATACGATATTGAAGATACCGACAAGGTAAATAACGAAAACGTATTCACCGGTTAGGATAGCGCGCTATGGCATAATGTTCGTGATGCATTCCAGGCTCGCCGCTTCGAAATGTATGATGAGCTTCGTAGACGTGAAGATATCCCCTTCTCCTTTGAGTATATCTCTAAGAAGATGAGCGACCACCAGACTACTTGGCCAGAAGCTATTTGGAATGAGGACGCAAAGGTTAAGTATTTGGATATTTACTTAACCGAAGGTGAAGAATACTTTGAGATGTGCCAGGGCGATAAGTCCGCGCAGCGTCTTGCATGGTTGTTCAATGCCTTTAAGTATCGTGACTCCAAGTATCAATGTGGTGATAGTGAAGAGTACAGCGCATTCTTCCGTGCTTATGCGCCTGGCGATATGACTGTTACTCCTTTCCAGCACTTATGGCCTCGTGTCGACTATACTGATAGTTATCCCGTTTCTCAGCGTAGTAAGCGCAATGTAGAAAATGTATTAGAGTGTCCTCTGGATACTGCATCTGATACTGAAATCTTCTTACGTTCTGCAGACCGTATGTCTAGCTTCGGCGACCTAAGCCAGTATAAGGCTGATACTGTTAAGTTTGCATCTGCAACTAAACTGCAAGAATTAATTCTTGGTAGTAGCGCAGAAGGTTATGAAAACCACAAACTGACTGCAGTTGAGCTAGGTAACAACCGTTTGATTTCTTATTTGAATGTTGAAAATTGTATTAACCTGGTTAACCCTATTGACTTGTCTCAGTGCTACAATCTTGAAACCGTTAAGGCTAGAGGTTCTGCGCTGAATAGTATCACCTTCCCTGTTGGTGGTCACTTAGAGACTTTGGAATTACCTGGAACTTTCACCAACTTCACTATTAGAAATCAGCATAATATTGAGAACTTCTCTATGGCAAGTTATGATTTGATCAATACCTTATGGATTGATGATACTCCTAACCTACCTATTGAAGAACTGTTGCTAAATACTCCTAAGTTGGACCGTGTAAGAATTGTTAATACCACTTGGTCTGTATCTAGTGAAGAAAATTTACGCACCATCTTTGAGAAGTTGAAGAAGTGCGGCGGTCTGGATGCTAATGGTAACAATACCGTTGATGGCAAGTCTGTTATGACTGGTTATGTTGAGATTGATGCAATCTCCGACGAGTTCCTAGAAGAATTGAATGAGTTCTACAAGGAATTGGTTGTTATTGTTGATGGTAAATCCAAGTTCTTCATTCGTTATCTGAACCAGGATAATACCTTGCTGCATAAGTATGCTGCTTCTATCGGTGAGAATGTAATTGACCCCGTCGCGCTAGGTATTATTGAAATTCCTACCATGGAGCCTACTGAAGATACCAAGTATGAGTATAGAGAATGGAGTAGCTTGCCTACTAACATTCAAGGTCCTCAGAACTTGATCGCTATGTATGATATTTACTACAGAGTACAATTTATCGATGGTGATAACAAGATCCGTAATACTCAGTGGATCTTGAAAGGACAAGCAGCACTTGATCCAACTGAGAATGGTATGATTGCTCTTCCTACTAAAACTTCTGATGTTCAGTACAACTATGTTTATAGCCATTGGGCGGAAGATTTTAGCGTAATCAATGGACCTCTAGATGTTCATGCAGAATTCACTAGCTTCTTGAGAGATTATCCTGTCTACTTCTACAATGGCGCAGAGTGCATCCAAGAAACTAGAGAATACTATGGCTCCTATGCAACTTATAATGGAGATGAAACTCAAATCAAGAAAAAGATTGGTGATGAGATTTCTGATTATTATGAGTTTGCTTCTTGGTCACCAAGTTTGAGCGAGCCAATTGTTGGACCTACTAAGTTCTATGCTGAATTTGTCTTTGACGGTTACATTGAAGATAGTTGGACCGATATCGCTACCAACGTTGCTAATGGTAATTTAGACAACTATGGTTATGGTGGTAAGAAGGTAGCTGAGATTACCTACAAACATCCTTAGTCCGACGCACAGTATGTAGACACCGTTGAGTTTGAGATTATCGACAAGAATCATGATGTTCTTGCTGCTTCTATTCCTGGTTATGCCCCAGGCGAGAAAGCTGGTTTGACTTTCCGCGGTAAGTTGAAATTGAGAAGTCAGTTCAACTTTGGCGGTAAAGAATGGAATGGAATTGCCACCTTGAACGGCGGCGGTTGGGCGCTAAGTGACACTCGCGCATGGTTGAACGGTGATAAGTTCTATGGAAGCTTACCTGCTGACTTGAAGGCAGTTATTAAAACTGTTGAAAAGTTTAGCGATAATGGTAGATATGACTATGTTGATGAATCTTTGAATCCTATTACTCCTAGCTTGACTAGAACCGAGGATAAGATTTTCATCGCTTCTATTGAAGAGTTAAATGCTTACAACAAGGCATACACCTTAGAAGGACAGGGTACTCCATATGTAATGTTTACCGATGCTAACAGCCGTAAGGCTGATGGTATGTACTGGACTCGTTCTACTGATAGACGTTCTTCTCACAGCTTCTGCTGCATTGACAATGACGGCTATCTGGGCGCAACCGGTGCTGGTAACCAGTGTAATGTCGTAATTTTCTTCACTATTTAAGGAGGTAACTAATGTTTAAGATTATTGAGAGCAATCAAATTATTGATGTTGTAGAGAGCTTAAAGTTTGTTAAGTGCCTTCCTAAGAGCAAGAGAATTATTTGCGTTGATGAACGTTAGGCCAATGGAATTATGGCTTCAAATGGTAATGAAGTGTATCATATTTATGGTACACCTCATACCTTTGAGGATACTGTAAGATCCGTTCGCTTTGAAGAAATCGACGCTGAGGAATATGAAAGACTTACTCAACAGGTTAAAGCAAATGAAAAGCTTGAAGCTAGAGTGCGCGAATTGGAAAAAATTATTCGTGAGCTTTATGCTAAAATGTCTTAATTTGACTTTTAATAAATTTTAAGGTATAATATTATAAAGGGGCTAGCTATAAGCTAGTCCCGCCTTAAAATAATATATGGAATCTTTCAGATTCTTACTTTATATATGTAAGTAAATATCGGCGGAAATTTGAAAGAGATAATTTCCATTGCAAGGCTTGAAAATGATAGCCACTCCGTACCATGGGTGTATTGTAAATTATCGACTTCAAATTAGTGAAGTCGATTTTTTTTAAGTCCTAAGGAGGTAAAAATGAACGAGCAAATTTTTAATACTCGAATTCAGCAGAAACATGATACAGAAACTAATTGGCTAAATGCGAATAATTTTATTCCAAAACAAGGAGAACTAATTATTTATGATGCTGATGAAAAAAATTCAATAGCAAGAATAAAAATAGGTGACGGAGAAAATTTTATAAATAACCTTCCTTTTATAACTGTTTAGATTGATTCTTCTCTTTCCATTGAAGGTGCAGCAGCAGATTCTCAAGTAGTAGGTAAAGTTTTTAATTTAATTTTAGAAATGATTGAAGCAAAATAGAACAAAGCTATTTCTTCTTTAACCGAACCTATTGAAGCAGTTGATGGTGATTTCTGGATTGATACAAGTGAAAGTACTTATGCTCAAAAGAAAATTCATGAATCTCCTACAGAACCTCAAAATTCTCAAAATGGTGATCTATGGATTGATACAAGTAATATGGTTTAAAGGAGGGCTTTAAATGGCTATTTTAAAATATAAAATAAATGGAGAATGGGTTGAGCTTGGTGGATCTGGCGGTTCTGCTGTAGAGATAGACCCCTCCCTTTCCACTGAAGGCATGGCTGTTGATGCTAAAGCTACTGGTGATTTAATTGCCGCAGTTGCTGAAGTTGCTGCAAATGCCGTTAGCAATGACACCTTAGGAGAAGTGGTTGGCGCGCTAACTGAATCAATTGGAAATATAGAAAGCCAAGTAGCTGGAAAACAAAATAAGATTATTTTCAATGCTACTCAACCTGCCGATTGGGTTGATGGAGATGTCTGGTTAAAGCCTGCTGAATAAGGAGGTAACTGATGGGTTCTTATTATATTGAGATGGAAACCAGCGATGGTTTCGACCTTACAGTTTACTGGGACGCGCCGTATGGTTCTACTACAGCATATATGACTTGGGAAGTCCATAGTAATATCTATGGAAGAACCTTCAATCTTTATAACCGTAGTACCGGCACTCGTTATAATTCTGGTAGTACAATTCCTCTTGGTGAATATTGTTTATATGTTTATAGAAATGGTGCTTATAGAACTCAGTCTGAATGGTTTACTATTGAAGCAGAGGAGCCACCTAACCACTTCTTCTGGTATTTTGCTGGTGACCATGGCTCAGACCCAAATCCTAACTATCAAATATGGACACATGGTAGTACAGCTACTTTGATGAGTGCTTTGCCAAACGTAGCAGGTACAACATATACTGTTTCATATAATGCTAATGGTGGTTCATCTACACCAAGTTCATCTAATTCTACATATACATATAAACATACTTATTGGAATGATGACTATGGAGTTAATTATTCTCCTGGCGCAAAGATCTATGACGTTACTGAAGGTAATTCTTTTAGAGCTGTCTGGTCTGGTTCTAGAAAAGCAGTAACTCTAGCTTCTGCTATTACTAAAAATAGCACCACTGAGACTGGTTTTAAAGTTACCTTTAATGCAAATGGTGGTACTTGTTCTACTACAGAATTAACCGCAACCAATACTCGTAGTTATACTTTTAGTAAGTGGGCAGCTGGCTCTACAAGCGGAACAAAATATGCCGCAGGTGCTTCTTTTACACCTAGCGCTAATACTACAATGTACGCTACTTGGACCGAATCTGTAACCAAAGGTAGCGTAACCCTTCCCACTCCAACTAGAGCTGGTCATACATTTAAGGGATGGGCAACTTCTAGCTCTGCAACCAGCGGTACTGCGGCCGGAGCATCTTATACTCCTAGTGCAGAAACTACTTTATACGCAACTTGGCAGATCAACACTTGGACTGTTCAATATAATGCAAATGGTTATGGTACAGCGCCAAGTAGTCAAACAAAGACTTATGGTATAGCATTAACTTTAAGACCCTTTATTTCTGACTAGACCACTACAGGTTACACTGTTTCCTTTAATAAGAATGGTGGTTCCACCACTCCAAGTGCAATCACTTCTGAATTAACAAAGAAACAGACTTATTGGAATACAAATTCCAGCGGCACTGGTACAAACTATAGCTCTAGTGGAACTTATAGTGATAACAAAGCAGCTACTTTATATGCTATTTGGGGAACAACTGTTAATGGTTCTATCACCCTACCAGGCGCGATTGCTAGAGCTTCTGATAGTATTAACTATACTATCAGTTATAACGCCAACGGTGGTACTTCTACCCCAAGTAATCAGACCATTACTCGTATAACTCCATATAGCTTTAATAAATGGGCTGAGGGTTCTGTAAGTGGTACTAAATATAATGCAAATGCCACTTATACACCTACTGCTGCTAAAACCATGTATGCTACCTGGACTACTGGCGCGACTACTGGTACAGTTACTTTACAGAGTGGAATTACTAAAAATGATACCACAGCTACTGGTTATAAGGTTACATTCAATGCCAATGGCGGTAGCTGCAGCACCACCAGTCTAAATGCTACTGATACCGTTAAATGGACCTTCAGTAAATGGAATACCAAGTCTGATGGTACTGGTACTGATTACTCACCAAATACCGCTTACAGTTTTGATGCTAATACTCCTTTATATGCTAAGTGGACTAGCTCAACAACTAAAGGCTCTGTTGCTTTGCCAACATCTACTAGAAATGGCTATACCTTCTAGGGTTGGTCAACTGACCAAAATGCCACAAGCGGAACCAAAGGACAATACACTCCTTCTGGTAATGTAACTCTATATGCTATTTGGTCTATGGCTAATAGTATCATACACTACAATAATAATGGAACGGATACGCATTGTTCTGTTTATTATAACAATAATGGCAGTGCTATATTATGTAATGTCTATTATAATAATAATGGAACTGCTGTTCGTATTTAAGTGAGGGAAGCAAAATGGATGAAAAAATGTTTAATACTAGAATAATCCATAAACATGACACTCAAGCTAACTGGGAAAAAGCTGTAAACTTTATTCCCAAATAGGGTGAATTAATTGTTTATGACCCCGATGAAAACTATAGCTATTCTAGAGCTAAGATTGGTGACGGAATAACTGGTGTGAATGATTTAATATTTTTAGTTGATAAGACACTACAATCTGATTGGGAGTAGCATAGTAATACTGAAATAGATTATATTAAAAATAGAACTCATTACGATTCAAGAACTGAAGAATTAAAGACTGCTACTTTTGATGGTACTTTAGAGGGAAAGGATAGTATAGACTTAGGCAACGGACAATATTTTGTTAAATTTTCCGAAGATGCCCCTAGTATTGAAAATATTGTAGGTATGAACGGAACAGTTTACGCTTATGGAGATATATTGACGTAGCCTATTACTTTAGATATGATTGTTCCTATGAATGATATTGTCTATATGGCCGCGGATATTTTAGCTGTAGTACTTGAAGATACTGAAATTGAAGGACTTTCTTTTACAAAGGGCTGCTGGAGTATGGTGTTGATAGAAGAAGGTGAAGCGGTCTATTATGGTAAGGAACTGAATTATAAAGTTACCAATGGTGAACTAAAAACTTTGGATATAAAATATCTGCCTGAAGAAGCTATTATCACAGAAAAAGAAGTAAACTAGATTTGTATGGGAACTTTAGATGAAGCTCCCTGGGACAGAATAAGTCGCATCTCTAACATGGGTAAAGCTGCAAATTATTGGTCTATTGGTGATTGTAAGGCGGTACATTTAAAAGGTACTGTAGGTACTAAGGATATTGATTAGACTTTATATCTTTATATTCTTGGTTTCGATCATAATGCAGAAAAGGAAGGATATGGAATTTCTTTTGGTGGTTTTAAGACTGCTAATGAAAAAGATGGTATTGATATTTGTTTAGTGGACGATTATTATAACTAGGGATTAACTAATGGAACCAAAGCTTTTAATATGCAGCATTGGGGTTACCGCAATTATGGTGGTTGGGCACGTTGTGATCTAAGATACGACATTCTTGGTAGTACTGATGTAGCTCCTCAAGGATATGGCGCGATTGCCACTGAGGGTCAAGTTGGTTATGATGCCACTGAAAATTGTGCTTTGAGCCCTGTTGCTAATACATTGATGTCTTGTTTACCTGAAGAGCTTCGTAAGGTCATGAAACCAATTACAAAGTATACCGACAACGTAGGCGGTGGCGTAGGCCATATCGAAGGTAATATTAGCAGAGTGATTGATTATTTACCCTTGCTGGGTGAGTATGAAATTTTTACTAAAGAAAGTGGAGCTTATGCTGCCAATGAATATGAGCAGAATTATCAAAAGCAATATGAATATTATGCTATGGGCAATAGCCGTGTCAAGTATTTAGATACCGATAATGCCACTTCAGCTTGGTGGTGGGAACGTTCTCCTTCCTACAACGACGCGGCCTATTTCTGCAGTGTCGGCAGCGACGGTTACGCGAGCATTGACGGCGCTTTCTATTCCTTTGGCATTGCTCCGGCCCTGTTAGTATAAATGTTCCGCAACGCAAGGAGGTAATTAAATGTCAAACTTTTCTCTTTACGCCGCATTTAAGGCACTTTGGAACAATGTTTTACTAGCTCTTGATGAACTTACCGAAACTTTAACTCCCACTGAAATCACAACAGATGAAATTGATGAAATTTGTGGTTCTTCTATTTATGCTGTAGAAGAGCATTTATTTTAAAGGAGGCGACTAAATGTTATCCTTTTTATCTAAAACCGGTTTAAATCATTTCTGGCTACATATTGTAGCCAGAATTGGTCAGGCTAATTAGCAAATCCTTAATTCATTAGGTACTTTAGCTACTAAAGATACAGTAGCTAAAACCGACTTGGATTTGGATGTTTAGGTGTCTTTAGGCAAAGCAGATAGCGCTATTTAGGTGCTGCCTTCTTTAGACAAATATTATAGTCCTGACAACTTACCACCTTATCCTGTTTCAAGCGTAAATGGCTTAACTGGCGAAGTAAAAATTAATGCTTTGCCAGACTATTCTACTTTAAATAATGACCAATTTTTGAGAATTATACAAGGAACTCCTACTTGGGTGACTGTTCCTAATGCTGAGGAGGCGACTTTTTAATGTCCGTATATTTAATTCAAGAAGAAACATTGACTGAAATTGCTGATAGTATTCGTGCAAAAACAAAAGAAACTGATAAGATTGCTGCTAATGAAATGGCTGAAAAAATCAGCAATATTTTGACGGAGAGTTATAATATAGAGGTAACTGTTGACAGTGGTGCAGAAGTTACGGTGACAAATGGAACAGATACTTATACTGGAACTTCTACTGGCACTTGCATGATTACTGTTTATGATGATGGTGAATGGACCTGCTCAGCAACAATGGATGGAGCATCTTCTAATACCTAGATAGTTAATGTGTATAATGATTTTGCCACAACCTTAATTTTCTTTAAGTCTTTAGTATTAATAAACACCTCTTCTGGAGCAGTGGTGACCGCCACAAAGGGGGATAAGGTTTATACACAAACAGCCCCCGACACTGGTGCAGTGAGTTTTGTAATTCGCGACCCTGGCGAATGGACTTTTACAGCTACAAAGGATGATAAAGCTTTAACTTAGACTGTAGATGTTCAAAGCGAAGATGGTTACAGTATTTATTTGTCATTGGATTTGTTGACTTTGAATTCCAATTCCTGGGGAAAAATTAGTGAAATTTCTGCTGCTGGAACTGCGAAAAATTATTGGTCCGTTGGTGATTGCAAAGCAGTAACTTTGAATGGTACCATGGGTACTTTAGCATTAGATACTACATTATGGCTGTATATTTTAGGATTTGATCATAATGCAGAAAAAGAGGGTTATGGCATTACTTTTGGCGGATTCAAGACTGATAGCGGTAGCAATGGTATTAATGTTTGTTTAATTGATGGAAATTATAGTAGTTATAAATCTGATGGCACTTTGGCTTTTAACATGAATCACTGGGGAAATTATAACTATGGTGGCTGGGCCAGAAGCGACATGAGATATGATATTCTTGGCAGTACAGATATTGCTCCTTAGAATTATGGTGCAAAAGCATCTTCTGGCGAAGTAGGCTATGATGCTACTAATACTTGTGCGACTTCTCCCGTTGCCAATACTTTAATGGCCTGTTTGCCCGCAGATTTAAGAGCTGTTATGAAACCAATTACCAAATATACTGATAATGTAGCCGGTAAAACTAACGTAGAAGCTAATATTTCCACTACCATTGATTATTTACCTCTACTTGGTGAGTTTGAAATTTTTGGTACTCGTAGTTATGCTAATGAATTTGAAAAGAACTATTAGCTTCAGTATGAGTATTATTCCGCTGGTAATAGTAAGAAGAAGTATCAACATTCTGCTACTAGCTCTAGTGCGTATTGGTGGGAACGTTCTCCTTACTACGACTACACGAACGTTTTCTGCTTTGTCACCTACTACGGTTACGCGGGCGGTAACTACGCTGACCATTCCTATGGCATTGCTCCGGCCCTGTTAGTATAAATGTTCCGCACAATGCAAGATAACTTAAAAGGAGAAAGTCATGTCCGTTCTGAAAAACAAACGAAAAGAAAGTATAATCCAATATGTTTATACCGCTTATAAAATTTACACTTACACAATAGAATTTACTTCTCGGCTGTCTGCTCGTTATTCACGTTTAATGGCGGCTGATATAGCTCACACCGCCTTTGAAGTTCTGCGGAATTGTGAGAGTGCTAATACCATTGTAATTATTGATGAAGAAACCTATCATAAACGTCGTAGTCATTTAACAGATGCTAAAACAGCTTTATCATCTTTGGATGTTTTTCTATCTTTATGCTATGACATACTTAGCGCCAATCCTTCTGGAGCCATGATTAATAAAGGCAATAAACCAATCACGGCTTCAGAGGCAAATCATAAATTAGACAATATGGCCTAGATTTTGGGTGAGCTCATTGATGAAGAAATGGAACTTATAAATAGAACTATAAAGTCAGATAAAGCTACTTTTAAGCGTTTGTCTTGACTTTTAATTTGGGTGTATCTCTGTACAACGGCCGTGGCCGTAGAGGGAGAGGGCCACGTTGGTGAGCCCTCTCCTTACTACAACAACACGAACAATTTCTGCAATGTCAACAACAACGGTAACGCGAACAATAACAACGCTAACAATTCCAATGGCATTGCTCCGGACCTCATAAAGTCCGCCTTGCGGGCAACAGTTAAACATAGTAACCTAGAGTGAATTACAACTTATTATGAGGGGAGAGGTGCTTCCCGCGACTTTAGTCCAAAACTGAACTTCGATGTCAATGCACGGACGCCACATTGTGTGCATGGTCAGGTAGGTGTGTAACTGATTTCATGTGTATTGACCAAGTAAATTGTACCACACTCTATAAAAATTTATACGGAGTTCGAAATAATGAGTAAAAAGTTGAGTAGACGTGAAGGCAGATATATACGAAGATAGAATAAGAGATAGTAGAAATTAATAGAACGAAATTAGTAGCTAGGTACTTTAAGAGAAATATATGGTTATAAAGAATTATATCGTAAAGGCAAAAAGTGCTGTAGAAATGTTAGATGGAAAGCTAGTACATAGGCTTTTGAACTACATATCTTTTCTGGAACGGCGCGACGTCGCAAGAATATTTATAATCACACATGGAAACCAGATAAATACAATCATTTTATATTATCTGAACGAGGTAAAATAAGACCTATTGACGCTCCTAGAATTTAGGACAGGTAGATACATAAGTTATTTACTTCAGAAGTTTTATTACCATTATATCTACCTAGCATGATTTATAATAATGGAGCCAGTCTTCCTGGAAAAGGATTTGATTTTTCAAGAAAAAGATTATGCGAAGAATTACGAGCTCACTATCATAAATATGGAAGAGAAGGTAAAATTATTTTATTAGATTTTAAATAGTTCTTTCCGACCGTTTCTCACGAAAAAATATATGAGCGTCATAGTAAAATTATATTAGATAGAGAAATCAGAAAATTTGCCGATGATATTGTTGCTAGCACCGGTCGAAAATGCGGATTGCCTCTGGGAGTTGAACCTAGTTAGGCGGAAATGATAGCTTTCCCTTCCTCGATAGATAATTATATAAAATGTCAATTATCATTAAAAGGTGCAGGTCATTATATGGATGATTATTACATATTAGTACCACCAAATAGAGATGCTAAATAGATACTAAGTTTGTTAAACAAAAAGATAGCTTAGTTAAATTTAACCGTCAGTGCCTCTAAAACTCGTATTCGCTCACTGGACAAGCCTTTTAAGTATTGTAAATTGAAATACTATTTAACACCCTCTGGGCGCGTTGTAGTGAATGGATATCGAGATAGCTTAAAAAGAGCTAGAAAGAAAATAAAAACTTTCAAGAAAATGATTGACAATAACTTAATTTCTTATGAAGATCTATGGGCTTCTGTTAATGGAATTGTCGCTTATTTTTATAAATATAACGATCATAATCGCGTTCTACGTCTTCGTCGCTTATTCTATAGTTTATATAACTTTTCTTGCGAAAGTATAATAAACTTTCGTGCCGAACAAAGGAGGAAAAATGAGATACATAACCCACAAACGATTTAAATAGTTAGCTATTTGCGGCAACGTAAATATTCCCGCTGCGTCTGAATGCGAAGAAAAAGACCAAATTATATATCACAATAATCGCCCCCTTTGTGCGGTTACAAGTGAAAATGCTCATACTTTTTTTGCTATTAATGAAGATGGATAGGGTTTAATCCGTGGCAAATTTGTCCGAGATATAGTCTCTCTTTTACAAAAAAAAGATGAGCAATATCAAGAACGATGGGATAAAGTATGGGATGATGAGCTCTGTCAAAAATATAAAAGAAAAGAGCATCCCGATCACTGGCTTTGGAATCATGATTTTTACAATGCTAGTATTGGTGATTTGGCCTATATTTGGAATTTAATAAGGGGGAACTGAAAATGTACCAAATAACTATAAATAACTCTAGTTTTATTGTTGATGATATTAAATATGTAAAGCTTCATAAAGAAAATGGCAGCTATGTGCTATGCACCTAGGAAGAAGCCGAAGGCATTTGCGTAAAGGTACCTAAAGAAATTGAAACTGAAGATGGGGCAATTCTTTCTACTTGTGAAGACACTGTCTATACCATTAGCGAAGGTACGATGAATGGTACCGAAGAAAAATGCACTTTTGAAAAAGCTCAAATTGCTATGGAATATTACGAGGCTTTAAAGGCAAAAGAAATTTTGACTATGTTGGAGGAAGTGCTGTAATGACTAGAATTGAAGCTGAAAAATTTATTGAAGCTTTTAAAAAGCTAAGAGAAATCGCAACTGATGATATGTCTTTGCAAGTGCCTAGCCTTTATCCTACTTGGAAAGAAGGTAAGGGCTATGTTGCTGGCGAACGTATCTTATATGAAGGTGTTTTGTACAAAGTTTTACAAAATCACACTTCTTTGGTTGATTGGACTCCTTTAAATGCTTCTAGTTTATTTGCTAAAGTGCTTGTAGCTGAAGATGGTACTATTTTAGAATGGGAGCAGCCTGATAGCACAAATCCTTATATGAAAGGCGACAAAGTTATTTATGAGGGAAAAGTGTATGAGTGTCTTGTTGCTTACAATACACACTCTCCAGTCGATTATCCTTTTGGATGGCAATTAATCGAGTAACAAAAGAAAACCCCTCTCATCACGAGAGGGGTCTTTTTATCGAGTTTCAATATTCACAATCTTTCCAAGTAGAACTACTGCTTCTCCATTATCTAAATATTCACAGTCCAATGTAAAGAATCCAGTTTTTTCCTTTGTCGCTAACCAATATTTATCTTCTATTTTATCAGCAAGTAAACAAATATCTCCATCTTCTATTTCATCCATATAATTTGTTGCTTCAACCAAACCAATTTCTCTTTCTCCAAAAAATGGCATAAATGCATCGCTAGTAAAATATAGGCCAAAATCAAAATCTAGTGAGTTCAAATTTAATAGACGACGCTGATTAACTTGCTCTTCTATGGGGCTATGCATTTTAATTGAGCCATCTTCCATTGGAGTTACAAAATGAATTTTTACTTTGATATTTTCTTCTTCGGTTAGTTTTATATATTCTCTAATTATCCATTCAATATTTTTTTGATATCGAGGTAACATACTCTAATAAAGCTCGCAACTGCGAAGCTCCTCTAATTGTTTATCGTTAATTTTCATTATAATCCTCCATAATTATAATTATTTTATTATATATATTATACAATAATTTATTCTAAAAATCAAATTTCATGCAGCTTGTGCCTTATAAATCTACTTTTAATTAGGGTAAGGAGGTAGATTTAATGTATTAGCAAAATTATAGTTTTTTAGATGTTATAACAATTCTCTCATTTATGCTATAGTTACAGAATCAAGACAAATTATTTGATATAAATGATATACAGCGCGAACTACAAAAAGTTCAAGATAGAATTGATAATCATTTACAAATTCAAGATGATAAGATAGATGCAATTATAGCCTATCTAAAAGAAAACTCCGGTGAATAAATCACCGGAGCATTTTTATTTATATTGCCATTTATATCCATAAGCAGTTTGTCTCTTCCCCTTACATACTTGAATGATTTGACTACTCGCTGAATTTACATTGCGTCCGGGAGCAACTTGACGTGCAGCTTCGGCAGCAGATTGAAATATCTATAGCTCTATATTATCAAGGCTTATCTACTATATTGTTCTTTTACCAAATTTAATATTATTTAATGCTTGAGGCGGTTCATCATCTTCAAAGCGCCATTGAAAACCGTAAGCCTAAGCGTGTCTTTTGTTACAGCATCCACCTATCCCGCTAGCTATATTTTTATCATAATTAGCTGCTTCTAAAATTGAATTATAATGTTGTATAAATATACCATCTAATGAATATTTATTTACTCCTTTTCGCTGGGTTTTTCTGCGCGAAAGACTTTCATGAATTGAATAAGTTTCATGGCTTAGTAAAGATTCGCGCACTGTGCCCTTATCACACTATAAAATTTCAGTTATTTCTCCAATACTTTTTCCAGAATCCCACAATTCTCTAATTTTATCAGTACGATAATTCTTTTTACCTTGTCCTCCAATTGTTAAATTATATCCTATTTTGGGATTATTTGAATCGTAAAAAGCAATCCAATAAATTTCTCTTTCATCAAGAAGATCAGTCTTAATTTCTTCTATTTGTTCTATAGTAAAATTTTCTGCGCCATATTTTGCTATTGCATTATATAAATAATTATTATATTCACAATTTGCCCTGCTTTTATGTTCACACCATCTAGTCTATAAATCTCGGCAGGTCTATCCAATATAAATCTTGTTATTTATTTTGTTTGTTATTTTATAAATAAAACCCACTATTATCACCTCTAAAAATAAGTGATAATAGTGGGCGATATGTATAGAAATCTCAGTTATCGGAGAAAATTTTATCCCAGATACAATCTGCAGGAGTTAAATCGGGACGAAAACATTTAAACTTTCCATGACGCAAGCCTCTAGTATCTGGATAGACTTCCATTGCTGCAACCTCGATACATCTATGACGCATATCCTTAGGATTAGCCTTGATTTCATCACTAAGGCCACTCAAGAAACCAATAGGAGTTTCGACGCCATCTTTCAGCACAGCAATTTCAAGGCTACCAGCCCAGCCATAAAAATAAGGCTTAGTAACAGGCTCAATGGCTTCACCATTCTTATAATTTTCATAGAAGGCGCCTTCGAGCTTCTGATTATCACGAATTCTTACCCAATACTTCCAAGTCTCCAACTCCTTGCCATTATACAAACGAGTAGGAGAAGTGGCGCGACCAGTAAAGAAACAGTCAATATTTTCGGCCAGTTCCTTCTTTACTTTAAGAGTTTTACGAGCAGGACGCTTACCAGGCTGAGGCACAGTTCCTTTCTTAGTCATAACAATACCTTCGCCGCCATTTGCAAGAATAGTCTGAAGATGAGTCCAAAGCTCTTTACCCTGGAAATATTCTGCCCACTCTACATATTCACTTGCATACGCGCGAGAGCAAGCGTTTAGTTCATCAAATCTATCTTCACAAACTTTGTCCATATAAGACTCGCCTTCCCAAGCCCAAATGTCAAAAATGTAATAATGAAGCTTATCACCTTTAGACTGACGCTCAATAGCCTTGGGAGTTAAACAACCCATAATCTTTGTTACTTCACTAGAACCTTCATGAGTGGGAAAGTAAATCTCGCCCAGCAAACAGGTACCATTAGGTAGCTCATTAAAGAAATCCATCAGATGAGGAACATGGTCTAGCTTATCCAGATAATGACCATTAACAGAACGAGAACGACCCTGTAAGCGCATATTTCCTTCAAAATCTTTAATGAATCTATAATAGGCACCATCCATCTTTCGCGCGCCCAGATAGTTACCAGAAAAAATCATATTGCGAGTTTCCTCTTTAGGATCCCCCTTAAAACTAGAAGGCCAGCTCCAATACTTCTCAGCATCCAGTTCCTCAAAAATCATATTTCCGATTCTCAAAACAATCCCTCTCCTTCATAAAATCCAAAAACCCTGTACATTCAACAACTAGGTCACTTAAATCACCATAGTTCTTGATTGTATAATCATATTCATATTCAAAAACATTTGCATCAGCATGATTAGAAGTTTTATTTACTTCATCGCCAAGGCGCCGTACAAGTACAGTAGTTGCATTAAGTCGTTCCTTGAGCTTCTGAATTTCCTTTGGTTCTCTGCAATCAACGAATAAAATCCAATCATACAGTTTACCAAATTCTTGCATATATTCGATATGGTCAAGAATTTTCTGATAAGGAACATCGTTCCATTCAGTTAGTAAATCCTTTAAATCACTCAGGAACTTGCGGTTACGGGGTGTCTTAACTCCATCCCATCCACATTCAGTAGCAATTTGTTTGATGAAATCAATAGTAGAAATGGTATCAACTACCATTCTTTTATTTTCATCAAACCAGAAAGTGCTACTAGCATCAACCAGTTCTCTACACTTCATTTCAAAAGTAGTTTTGCCGCTTTCTGGACGGCCATTAACTACAACAACTTTAATCACTTCATAACACTCTCCTTCGCGCGAACTGCCATTTTATCAACGATCTCGTTCCACTCATTTCCTGCATGACCTTTAACTTTAATGAAGTCATATCCATTAGGAACTTTTTCAAAGAAGGGAATCAATCCCATCCACAAATCTGGATTTGCAACAGGCTCTTTCTTAGAGTTCTTCCATCCATTTGCTTGCCATGCGCGCCACCAATGCTGCTTCCAACAATTTACAAGATAAGCACTGTCGCTATAAACTTTTACTCTTGCAAAAGCATCCATCTTATCAACTTCTCGACAAGCCTTTAACGCCGCAGTAAGTTCCATTCTCTGATTGGTAGTTCCTACTTCTCCACCAGAATCTTGAGCAATCATTGCTCCATCTCTAAGAATAACATAAGCCCAGCCGCCAGGGGCATTACTTTTACCATTTCCGGAGACAGCTCCGTCAGTATAAATCTCGTAAATCAACCTAAATCTCCTTCGTAAAATTGATTGTAAATATGCTCAAACTTAAAGCTTTCTCCCATATATTCTTTAATAGGAGGATACATAAATTCAAGCAACTTCGGAACGTTTACTACAGGTAGAGAAGCATTATCTCTTGGAATAAAACGAGATAGCTTACGCATTTTCCAATTCAGAATAACCCAGTCCCAAAAGCCACAACGCATTTTTAATGGGAAACCATAAATATCTTTAGCCATTAAAGCCACTCTGATTACGAATAGATGGTCTCTATTCTTTCTATCAAAATCAGAAATAACAATAGTTTCTTTTTCTTTTGTTAATGTATAAAGATTAACCATAGTAATGTTGATAATTTCATCATAATTATCAAGCAGCTCTTGAGCGTTTATCATTTTAATTTCTTCCATTTACTTTACTCCTTTCTCATTATTCATAAATATTTTAACATAAAACTTTTAATTTTTCAAATTTCAATAAAATAGCAGAGGACTTGATTTTAACAACAACTTATATATAGTAAAAATTTAAGGAGGAAATCTAATGGATTCTTTAACTTTAATTATGGTTTTATGTACTGTTATGTGGTATGTAATTGACAATCTAAAGGACAACATCTGGGGCGGTTTAGCTTATAGCAATTATATTACTATTGGCGCTTCTGCTATTGGTTCCTTTGCTTTATCCTTTGGTTATAGCCTTGATCTGCTAAATGCATTGGGCTTAGTCCCACAAGTTAGTCCACTAGGCCAGATTATCACTGCTTTAACCATGATGGGCGGTAGCGCGCTAGTCTCTGAAGTTGTTGATAAACTAAGAGCTAAAATTTGATTTTTGAGAAATTTTGATGCGAATGGGAAGGAAACTTCCCATTCTTTTTACGCTTTTTATATATTCTGCGCGTATTTATTTTACTTAATATTAGTAAAATATGGAGGAGATAATATGGGTATTATATATAAAATAACAAATAAAGTAACTAATCAAGTTTATATTGGATAGACTTCCAAAACTTTAAACCAAAGATGGGAGTAGCATAAAAAAGAAGCTAGAGAAGCTCTTGATGGTATTAGACAAAGCTTTCCTTTATTTCATAGAATGATAATTAAATATGGTGAAAATAATTTTACTCCGGAAATTTTAGAAGAATGTCAAAATTCAGAATTGGATATTAAGGAAAAATATTGGATAAACTATTATGATAGTTACAATAATGGGTATAATTCCACTATTGGCGGTCAAGAAAAAATTAAAGAAAAAATAAATCATGGAGCTGCAGTAATACAATATACTTTAGAAGGATAGTTTTTAAAGATTTTTAACACTGTATAGGAAGCCGCAGATGAAGTGAGAATTCATCCATCTAATATACGCAAATGCTGTAATGGAAATACAAAAAGTAGTGGCGGCTTTAAATGGGAATGGCAACAAGGTCTTAAAAAAGAAGAAAAAACAATAGAGATTGCTAGAAAAAATAATAAGAAGGTATTCTAGTATGATATGAAAGGTAATTTAATTGCTGAATATGATAATGTAAAAACTGCCGCAGATAGTGTAGGAATTAGTAAAACTGGAATATATAATTGCTGTCTTGGTAAACAAAAAACTTCTGGTGGTTATTTGTGGGCTTATAAAATTTGAAATATTAAAAATTTGAATTATAATCATGCGCGTCACGCGCGTGTATTTTAATGTATAGGAGGAATTTTGAGTGGAAAAGAAAAAAATCAAGAAAGGTAAATACGTAAAGAAGCAAGAGTTTTCCAAAATTTTACTAATCCAAGAGTCTGCTTTAATTTGGATTGTGACTTTGGGTGCATTCTACTTGGCCTTCTATTGTATTAAAAACCAATATTTTGGAGAGCTTCCTTGGATTGTAGCTTTGGTTGGCTTCCCTTGGACCGCATATGGCGTTAGCCAAGCCTGCTATTATGGTAAGTCTATGAAAGAAAACACTAAAGGCGGTATTAAATATGAAACCGCTTTAAGGCCACCATCTACTGAAGAAGAGCTTTATCAATAGCAAGTTCAAAATTCTAGCCAGAAATTTTATGATTGAGAAAATTTGAAAAATCTGCAAAATTCAGATATAATATAATTACAAAGTTGAGGCGCGAACAGCGAAACTAAAATAATCGACAATAACTGAGGTTGATTAACTCAATTGCGCCTAGCTTTTCAAAACAAAAACTTTGTGAGTGAAAAGGAGAAATGTAAAATGAATTTTGCAACTGCTATGTATCGTGAAGGTACCCATAAGCTGACTGAAAATGGCGCTGCTGCCTATGATTCCACTGCACAGGGTGCTCTGCTGGATCTGTTCTCTCAGATTGGCGCACTGCGTCCTCGTACTGATCGTGAAATCGAGCAGAAGTTTGCTGCTGCTTTCCGAGAGGATAAGCTGCTGGCAACCAAGATGCTGTTCTACTCCGGCGATATTCGCCAGGGTGGCCTGGGTGAGCGTCGTACCTTCCGCGTCTGCCTGCGCTGGCTGGCAGAAAACTATCCCGGAATCGTAAACAAGAACATTGAGCTGATTCCTTACTTCAACCGTTTCGACTCTTGGTTCGTTCTGTGCGGCACCAAGTGCGAAAAGCTGATGTGGGAAAATGTCGCTAAGACTCTGGCTGCTGATATGAAGGCTTACAACGCCTCTACTGCTACCAAGGTTGTTCCTGTTTCCCTGCTGGCAAAGTGGATGCCTTCTGAGAACACTTCCTCTGTGAAGACTCGTCAGATGGCTACTAAGGCTATGCGTGCCCTGCACCTAGAGCCTCGTAAGTATCGTAAGATGCTGTCCGCGCTGCGTAAGCACATCAATGTTGTTGAGCGTCAGATGTCCGCTGGCGAGTGGGGTCTGATTGATTACGCTAAGGTTCCTTCTTACGCAATGCACAACTACGGTTCTGCATTTGCTAAGCATGACCATGAGCGTTTTGACGCTTACCTGAAGAGCGTATCTAAGGGTGAGGTCAAGATTAACGCCGCTACTCTGTATCCTTACGACCTGGTCGAGAAGTATATGGGTAGAGGTTACAGCGGTCGTTGCTATGGTGACTGCATCATCAACGATAAGCTGGACGAGGTTGTTGAAGCTCAGTGGAAGGCTCTGCCTAACTATATTAATGAAGGACTGAATATTGTCGCTATGGCTGATGTGAGTGGCTCTATGAGAGGGCGGCCTATGGCCTCTTCTATTGCCTTGGCCATCTATCTTGCACAGCATAATGTCGGAGCTTATCGCAATCAATACATGACTTTTACTGATAATCCTCATTTTATTAATCTGCGCGAAGGCTGCTCTCTTCTTGAGGCAGTGCAAAAAACTGCAAGCGCAGGAGTTGGATATAGCACTAATCTAATGAAGGGTATGCAGGAAATTTTGCGTGTTGCCATTGCAAATCGAGTTCCTAAGAATGAAATGCCTAAGGCTTTGTTGGTACTGAGCGATATGGAGATTGACTCTTATTTTAGACCCAACGCTCGATTTGATTTTATGGATACTCTAGAAACTAAGTTCCGTGCGGCTGGATACGAATGTCCCAAGTTAATTCTTTGGAATATTAATGCGCGGAATGACACCTTTCTCTCTAATAGAGAAGATGTTATTTTGGTATCTGGTCAGTCTGCCTCTACATTTAAGAATCTTGTGAGGGCCTTAAATGGTATGACTGCATATGATTATATGGTTTCCATTTTGAATGGAAAGGCGTACGAGAAAATTCGTATTTAAAAATTTTACTTAAATAATATACTCTCCGGTCTTTCTTTCTACTTATAAGTAGAAAGAAAGACCGGAGGCATTTTAATGGCTTTTATATATAAAATTATAAATGATATAAATGACAAAGTTTATGTTGGTGAAACGGCAATCGGGATAGAACATCGCTGGATTAAACATATTCAAGATCTTTATAAAAGAAATTTTAAATTACAATTAGCAATGCGAAAGTACGGGATAGAACATTTTCAGATTAAACAAATTGAAGAATGTGATTTTGCTAATCGTTTTGAAAGAGAAAAATTTTGGATTGCTTATTATGATTCTTACCACAATGGATATAATTCTACATTAGGCGGAGAAGGTGCGACCAAGTATAACTACGATGAAGTGTATTAGTTGTGGCTTGATGGGAAAACTCCATAGGAGTTGAGTAAAATTACTGGCGCTAGCGATGGAACAATTCAAAATATATTACGCGCAAATTCTGTTAGTCACAAAGAAATTCATAATAGAATACACGCCAAACCAGTGATTTAGTTTTCAAAAGAAGGCGATTTTATACAAATTTTTGAATCTGCTTCGGAAGCAGGTAGGGCTACAGGGCAGACAAATGGCTCTAATATTATTGCCTGTTGTAACGGTAAATTAAAAAGTAGCAGTGGTTATATTTGGAAATATGTAGAAGATGAAACGCCAATAGAAGATTATCTATTAACTAAAGAGAGGAAAACTACTGGCAAAAAAGTTACGTAGTTTGATTTAAATAATAATTTTTTGGCAGAATTTCCAAGTTGCGAGGCTGCCGCGAGAGAGTTAGGAGTAAGCAGTGGTACTCCAATAAATAGATGCGCTAGGGGCGAAAGAAAGACAGCATATGGTTACAAATGGAAATACAAGGGAGAGGAGTAATTCTCTCCCAATTTTTGATTTTTATGAAAATTTGTGATATAATATAAGAAAATGAAAAGGAATGATTTAATGAAAGAACCTAAGATTTTTCTTATTGGCGACTTGCACTTCAATCATCGAAACATTATCAAATATTGTAGTCGCCCCTTTAATAGCGTAGAAGATATGAATAAGCAACTTATTAAAAATTGGAATTCTGTCGTTGGCAAGAATGATATTGTTTATGTAGTTGGTGACTTTGCGCTGTGCGG